ATCTGGAAAGTGTTTGCTAAACACCACTATTTAAGCCATAGACATAATAACGCTGCACATGTTTACGTAGCATTTATTAATAACCAATTAGCAGGATTTTTAAGCGTTCTTCATTTACCTAATAAAGACCCAAGAATAAAAAAGGTACATAGATTAGTAATTTTGCCAGATTATCAAGGAGCAGGATTTGGTATTAGATTCTTAGAAGAAATTGCTAGAGTTTATAAAAAAGATAAATGGCGATTTACTATTACAACTTCCGCACCAAGTTTAATATATGCTTTAAAAAATTCTATTAAATGGCGTTGTAATTCTTATGGTCGTGGAGGTGGTAATAAAGGTTTAAAAGAAATGATTAAAACAGAAGCAAGAAATAGAATAATAGCTTCCTTTGAATTAAAATAATTTTTTTAATTGAAAATTTATTTTTAATTTAGCTGTGAATTTAAAAACAAACAATTATGCACTACATTAAAACAATAGAAGAATTTACAGCAAACCAATTACGTTCATTAATTACACTTTATTTGTATGAAGAAAAATACGACACTTATGAAAATGATATTATGGAAATTGGATATAACTCTAAAACAGGTTATGTTTATATAGCGTATGACGGTGGCGTATCAATAGCAATTTTTGAAGGTCGTACCGAAGAAAAAGATGTTTGCATTTTTGCTTACGATTACGATACTGGAGAAGAAATGGAGTTTGCTGATTTAGATGATTATTATGCTTATTTAGATGATTTTATAGATGCACAAGCATTAGAAAGCGAACGGAAAATGAACTCCGATTAAACACAATTAAAACCCAATTTTTAAAGGCGGCTTATATAGCCGCTTTTTTTATATAATTTTGTGATATGGCGAATAAACAAAATGTTACATTAAAAAAGGCAATGCTGGTTGCGCTTGAAAAATCTTTAGGCGTAGTTACTACTGCTGCTAATAGTGTTGGCATAACGCGCAAAACACATTACGATTGGTTAAAGAATGATGAGCAGTATGCAGCAGATGTTGAGGACTTAGAAAACAGAGTTTTGGACTTTGCTGAAAGCCAACTACACAAACAAATAAACGAGGGAAATACAACAGCAACAATATTCCTATTGAAAACAAAAGGCAAAAAACGTGGTTACATTGAACGCCAAGAGATTATGCACGAAGGCGCAGTAACCAGTACATTAGTTGAATGGAAACCAGCCGAAGAAGAAAAGTAGAACAGATTTGCAATAGGCAGTTTTACGATTTACTTCATAGCAACAAAAGATTTAGAGTACACCAAGGCGGTACGCGTAGTGGTAAAACCTATGCGATTTGTCAATACCTAACTTATCTTTTAACTGCTTCGGATAAACCGCTTACGATTTCAATTATTCGTAAAACGCTGCCAGCTTTAAAAGGTTCTGTTTACCGCGACTTTATAAATATCTTAGAACAGACAGGCTTATATTATTTAGGCGTTCACAATAAGGCTGAAAACACGTTTAGATATAACGACCACTTGGTTGAGTTTTTGAGCGTGGACGAACCGCAAAAGATTCGTGGGCGTAAACGTAACGTAGCATTTTTAAATGAGGCAAATGAATTAACGATTGAGGATTTTCGCCAGATAAATATGCGTACTACTGATTACGTTGTACTTGACTTTAACCCTTCCGACCCAATACATTGGATTTATGAAGATGTAATACCAAGAGATGATTGCGATACTTGGATTACAACATACCGCGATAACAAGTTTCTAAGCAAAGAACTTGTATTTGAAATAGAGCGTATGCGCGAACGCGACCCTGACTATTGGCGCGTTTATGGTGAAGGTCAAAAGGCTGTATTTAGTGCAAGGCAAATATTTAACAACTGGCAATTTATACCGCGTGCAGAGTTTCCTGAATTTGAAGAAACGGTATTGGGCATTGATTTCGGATATAGTAACGATGAATTAGCGATTGTTGAGGTTGCTAAAGTAAACGATAAGCTGTACCTACACGAACTATGCTACCATAAGGGAATGACCAACCAAGATATAGCCAACTTTTTAAAGGATAAAGAATTGGATAGCGTATTGGGATTTGCTGATTCCGCAGAACCTAAAAGTATTGAAGAACTGCGTAGGCTTGGGTGCATGATAAAACCAGCCATAAAAGGTCAAGGAAGTATCAACGCTGGTATTAGTTTAATAAAGGAGTTTGATATTATTGTGAGCAAAGAAAGCATCAACTTAACAAAGGAGTACGCGACCTATTACTGGACTGAACTCAAAGATGGAACTATAATAAATAAACCCATTGACCGAAATAATCATTTGATGGATGCTTTGCGTTATGCAGTTTACTCGCAATATAGTAAACGCAATGATTTCTTTGTAATATGATAACAGTTAATTCTCTTAGTGGCGGTAAAACAAGTTCTTATATAGCTGCAAATTACCCAGCGGATTATGACGTATTCGCTTTAGTGCGAATTGAACACGAAGCATCTAAATTTCCTGATGCTAAAATTCGCCAAGAAGTAGAAGATAGAATACAAGCACCATTCATAGCCACAGCAGAGGATGACATTATCATTTACACCATGCTTGACTTAGAGCAGTACATAGGTAGAAAGATTACTTGGGTTACGGGAAAGACATTTGATGAGGTTACAACAAGAAATGACAAGGTGTTTCTACCAAGTATGATTAGAAGATTCTGTACGGTTGAAATGAAAATAGAACCTATGTTTTATTGGTGGGCTGAGAATATAGGGGAGCCAATACAGACCCGAATAGGATTTAGAGCAAACGAAACTCGCAGAGCAAATTCAATGCTTGAAAGATGCAATGAAAATGGATTGACTGTTTTTAAGGCAACATTTGAAAAGCACAAAGATGGAAGAAATAAGTGGGAGGATGTTCCGTATCAAAAGCCTCACTTTCCTTTAATAGAAGATAATATATACAAAGACCAAGTGGAACAGTATTGGATAGACAAGCCTGTAAGATTCGCTTGGATGAATAACTGCGTAGGATGCTTCCATAAGACACCGCTATTACTTAGAAAGATGTTTGATAAGCATCCAAACAAATTAGAGTGGTTTGCGAGGAGAGAAAGAGAGGCTTCTAATAACACCCATTGGCGGCCAGAAATGACTTATGATGAGATAAAAAAGTGGAACTCGCAATTTGAATTGTTTGATGACGACTTCAATGAATGTGATTCAGGATATTGTGGGCTATAATAGGTTTCCTATCTTTTTGTATTTTTGAATAAAATTTATTTTTAATGGCGTCATTTTTCGATAGGGTTCGTAATGCACTTACAAAAAACGCACAACAATCTGCCCAAGAATATAACAAAGCAATATATAACTGGCTTGGCGAAAGCATACTTTGGAACAGAGAAACCGATGATACGTATATAAAAGAAGGCTACCAAAAGAACGCCACTATATATTCGTTAATCAATATCATAACCAAAGCATCTACAACCATTCCTTTTCAGGTTTATGAAAAGACAAATGATGCTGATTATAAGCGTTATAAGTCTTTGACAAGCGGTACTTTGGATAGTAGCGCATTGTATAAAGCAGACCTACTTCGCAAGCGTTCACTTGTTGAATTAGAAGATACGCCACTTCACGAACTTTTAGAAAACCCAAATGCTACGCAATCGTATGCTTCTTGGCTTACAGAATTAATCGCCTTTAGAAAGCTAACGGGTAACGGTTACATTTATGGTATTGCGCCTGAAACGGGCATATCTGCTGGAAAGTACAAAGAACTTTATGTAATGCCTTCGCAAATTATGGAGATAATTAGCGGTGGTATGATGGCTCCAGTAAAAGAGTACACGATTGAATACAACGGTACGCATAGAATACCAGCAGAGTTTATTTGCCATATTAAAGACTTTAACCCTTATGTAGATGGTACAGGGTCGCATCTTTACGGTCAATCACCGCTTCAAGCTGGACTTCGTGCAATGACTACAAATAACGAAGCTGTTACAACAGGCGTTAAGTATTTACAGAACCAAACTGCTCGTGGTATTTTAATGAGCGAAGAAGGCGATATTAACGAAGTACAAGCACAGCAGCTTAAAGATAAATTCAGAAAGCAGCACCAAGGTTCTGCAAATGCTGGTGATATATTGATTACGCCTAAAAAGTTAAGCTGGGTAAACTTTGGGCTTTCTGCTTCAGACCTTTCGCTGATTGAGCAGTACAACGCTTCAATAAAAGACCTTTGTAATATTTACGGTGTACCAGTACAGCTATTAAACAACACCGATGCTTCTACATATAACAATATGAAAGAAGCGAAAAAGGCATTGTATCAAAACGCTGTTATTCCTGAACTGCTTAAAATCAAAGACGAATTAAATAGATGGCTTGCGCCACAGTTTGGAGATAAAATTTGCATTGAGTTTGACTTTACCGCTATTCCTGAACTGCAAGAAGAAACAGAAAAGGTCGTAGACCAACTTGCAAAGGCTTGGTGGATTACGCCAAACGAAAAGCGCGAAATGATGTCTTATGGAATGGACGAAGAAAGCGATGTATTGAACGATTATTACATTCCAGCTAACCTTGTTCCTGTAAAAAACGTGGACTTGCCTGAAATGCCAATGGCTGAACCACCAGCAGAAGAACCAAGCCAAGAAGAAATAAAGCGTCAGGTCATTGAACTGCTGACTAAAGAAACTTATACCGACTACCCACAATCTGCAAGCAACAACGCTAAGCGTATGTTAGAATGGCGTGAAAAGTACGGACGCGATGAAGTACGTGGTGGCACTGAAGTAGGTTGGCAAAGAGCAAACCAATTAGCAAAACGTGAACCGCTTTCAGTTGAAACCATTGCACGCATGGCACAGTTTAATCGCCATAGAGAAAATGCAACAGTAGCTGAAGAATATAAAGATACCCCTTGGAAAGATAGAGGCTATGTAGCTTGGAATTTATGGGGTGGTACAAGCGGAGTTGATTGGGCTATACAGAAGATGGAGAAACTGCGTAATGATTAGTCATGCCATTACCAACCCCACGAGCAAACGAATCTGAAAGCAACTTTGTTAGTAGGTGCGATATAGACCCTACAATGGTAGCGGAGTTTCCTGACGATGTACAGCGTATTGCTGTTTGCTATTCACTATACGAAGGCGAAACTCAAAAGCTAAATACAGAAAGCACAGTTGCCGATATACGCAACAAGTGGGAAACGCAACTTAATAAAGCAGAGCGTGAAAACGTGCGAGATGTTTACGCCCTTTACCGCAGCGAATACCGCAAGGCTATACCTAATGCTTCAGAGAATTTACCAGTTGAAGAAAACGCCATATTTAAAGGCGAAGATTTAACTGCTATGCTCGTGAAGCTGTACCGCAAAATAGGGTTACAGTTTGCCCTATGGTATTACCGAGAGTTTAGAAACTTTATACCTAAAGCTGCGCCTAACTTGGATTTATTAAGCGAGCAATGGGCTGCTGATTTTGAAAACTACGGTAAGCGATATGCGGCAAGGCATATAAAATTACTTCGTGATACAGCCTTAACTACTTTAAAACGAGTTACGCGCCAATTATTCTTAGACGAAGCATTTCAAACTGCTGGGCAAGTAGAACGCGCTAGAATCTTACAAAGTCGCTTTGACAAATTAAGCTATATGCAATCTGAACGTATTGTACGGACAGAGGCAACCACCGCTGCTAACTATGCAATACTGCGCAGCGCATTAACAGTTTACCCTAAAGAACAGCTTAAAAAGCGTTGGATTACTTCAATGGATGGGCGAGAACGTGCTTGGCACGGTGCAGCTAACGGACAGGAGGTAAATATGGACGCAAATTTTATGGTAGGCGGTGAAAGTCTTGAACGCGCTGGTATGGGAAGCGCACGTAACAGAATAAACTGCCGATGCGTTACGATGCCTATTCCGCAGAAAAATCCACTTGACTTTTAAGTTAAATTTTTTATATAATTTTGAAAAAAATACAGTATGGAGTTTTTATATAAAGCAGCACCACTACAAGAACTAATGGACGCCGATGCCGATAGAGGTATTGTAAAGGGCTATGGTTCTTACTTTGATAATAAGGATAGCGACAACGATATTATCCGAAAAGGTGCTTATACAAAAACCATAAAAGAAAACGGAGAGCGCGTAAAATACCTATACCAGCACAATATGATGCAGCCGATAGGTAAGATGAGCGAACTGTACGAAGATGACAAAGGGCTTGTGTTCGTAGCTGAAATACCTAAAACAACTTTGGGTAAAGATGTTATTGAACTTATGAAAGCTGGAGTTATCACCGAAAACAGCGTGGGTATTTTGCCAGTCGTAAAAGAAAACAAAGGCGATTACCGCGAGATAAAAGAAGTTAAGCTGTACGAAATTAGTGCTGTTACATTAGCTGCTAACGACCAAGCAAAGATTATGGACGTTAAAAGCCAGCAGAACTTAGACCAAATGTACAAGCGATACGATAACATTGCTAAGTTAATCCGTAAGGGTGAAATTAGCGATGAACTTGGTTATGCATTAGAAGCTGAAATATTAAAGCTAAAATCTTTATTCATGAGTATCACAGAGCCGACTGAAGAAGCCACTTTGCCGATAGAAGAAAAGAAAGAAGCAGTTGATATTTATAGCTACTTACTTAATACTTTAAAATAATTTAATTCTCAAAATGGAAGAAAACGTAAAACAACAGCTTGACCAACTTGGCAACTTAATTGATGCTAAGATTGAAAAAGCTAACGGACAAGTCCTTGAGAACGCTAAAGGACAAATTGATAGCGTACTTAAAGGCGAAATTGACAACCTTACTAAGTCATTCAATGAGCGTGTAGATGCTATTGAAATGCAAAACAAAAAGAACCTTGAGGCTTCACAAGCTAAAAAGTCTTTCAAAAGCCAACTTATTGAGGTAATCAAAAATGGTGCTTTAGATGGAATGATTAAAGGACACGCTCGTGCCGCTTCATTCGAAGTTAAAGCTGATATGACTACTGCTGCTGACTTCACAGGTGAAGTTATTCCAGCCGACAGAGTAGCTGGTTACAAATACGACCCAGCTCGTTCTGTACACGTTCGCTCAATCATTCCTAACGGTACAACTTCTTCTGACGTTGTTCGTTTCGTAAAAGAAAGCGGATATTCAGATGGTTCTGCTGCTAAAGCTGAAGGTGCTACTTTAGGTCAATCTGATTTTGATTTAACTGCAACTGACGCTAACGTTCAGAAAATCGGTGCTTACTTCCGCGTTTCTGAAGAAATGTTAGCTGATACGCCAGCTATTTCATCTTACATTTCAACTCGTGCTGCTGAAAAGCTAATGACTGAAGAAGATGACCAAATCCTTAACGGAAACGGAACTGCGCCAAACCTTTCAGGTATTGTTACAGATTCTGCTGATTTCGTTACTGGTTCAGGTGGTTCATTCTACCAGTCAGTTGAAGCTGCTAACGAATTTGATGTATTAGTTGCTGCCCTTAACCAATTAGCGTTAAGCGAGTACCAAGCTAACTACATTATGTTGCACCCAACTGATTTCCACAAAATCCTATTATTGAAAGATACACAGAACAACTACCTTAAAGACCAAGTTTACGCTGGACTTCAGCCAAACTTTATGGGAGTGCCTGTTATCATCAACACAGCGATTACAGCTGGAACATTCCTATTAGGAAACTTCGCAGTTGGTACTCAACTTTGGACTCGTGATAACTTGTCTGTTGAGTTCTTCAGAGAAGATGGAACTAACGTACGTGATGGATTCGTTACTGCGGTTGTTAAAGAGCGTATTGCACTTACTAACTACCTACCTAACGCTTTCGTTAATGGTACTTTCTCTACTGCTAAAGCTGCATTAGAAACTCCATAAGACTAACATTTAGTTAGATTTAAAAGCCCTACCTAACGGTGGGGTTTTTTTATGCCCAAGAAAAAAATTTAAAAAAAACTTTGTTTTTCTTTTGTAGATTAAAAATTATTTTTAATTTAGCTGGTGTAAAACAATAACAAATAAACTAAAAACTTAAAACGATGCAAAATTTAACCAAATTAGAAAGAGAAGTTTTAGAAGCAGTAATTAGTAGTGATTTCCAAGATGGAGATAGCAAAGAAGCTGTTGTAGATTATCAAGTATGGTATCTTGAAGAATCAGACGTTAAGATGGAAAGAGGTCAATTAGCAGGAGCCATTTCATCTTGTGTTAAAAAAGGGTTTGTAATTGTAGAAGATGATGAAGAAGGTAAAACAATTGCAATCACAGAATTAGGTTGGGATATATTAAATCAATAATTAACCACCCCCTTCGGGGGGTAATTTAAACAAGCGCGCTGAAGAAGCTAGGCGGACTGCTGACGTAACAAATTGCTCAAAAGGGTGGAAAGCCCTTACTTTTAAAACAAACTATGTATTACGTTATTAAATTAGACAACGCCACAACGCTTTACTTCTTAACTTTTAAAGAGTTTGTGGCTTACAAAAAAGCAAACAAAATTTACCCTTATGGATTCACAGAAAAACAAAATGGATAAACTAATGAAAGTGCTTGGTATAGCTACCAACGTAGGATTAGCAATTATAGTATTAGCAATGGCGTTCTTATTCGTCTATAACCTTATAAGATTATGAACGAACTACTTGACCAAATACGCCTTATTGAAGAATACGCAGAGGTTCAAGAAGACCATTACTTGCAGCTACGCATAGAACGAGTAAAACAAGCGGCTTTAAAGCTATTAGACGTGCGCGAACACATAACGATAAGACCTAATTAATATGAAAGACGAAAGCACATACAAAGTAGCCTTTTATAGCTTTATAGCTATGGCGATAACGATTGTAATTTTAGTAATTAATAACCTTTTAAACTAACAGCAATGGGAATGGATAGAGTAACAGCACGCTCAATCAAAAACAACAAAGGCGATATTGTTTCGGTTGAGTACATAGTTAAAACGCCTACGGGTGGCGAGATGACTTTTAAAGACCGTTTTAAAGCCTATGAATGGCAAATAAGACTGGATAATCAAAAACCCGTAACTTGGTCGAACCCTAAACTTTAAATTATGAAATTGACAGAAAAGCAAGGTCATTTAATTTTGACTGGTTTATTATTGGTATTGTGGTTAAGCGATTTATTTGTAACGCCTAATTGGACAGGCGGTATTATTTCAACTTTATTGCTTATATTGCAAGGAGTAAACTTGAAGCATCTTTTTAAGAGGCGTTCTTGAGTTTAGTTTAGTTTGTTTGGTTAATTCAGAAAGAGGCTACTCACACGGGTAGCCTTTTTTTGTTTAACTTTATTCGCATGACAACCGATTTCAATTACCTTGGTTGTTATGCTGAACAGGCTTTTGCCAGCGAGTGCATAAAACGAGGGTATATTGTAAGTAAACCGTTCTTAGACAGTTCGCCTTATGATTTGGTGGTAGATAACCACGTTTCATTATTTAAGGTGCAAGTAAAATATACTGCTCAAACACCAAACGAAAACGAACAGCGCAACAGCGTTCACATTTCACTTTCCAATACTAAATCACAGTACACATTAAAGGCGGTAGATTACTTTGCTATTTATACAGAATACCATAACGGATTCTTCATAATTCCAAACACAGGTAATATGCAAAGCCTACGTTTAAACGCCAACGGAAAGTACTCGGATTATTTTAATAAATTTGTTTTTAAATAGAAACACTATGAAAGTAAAAATCAAAGACCAAAAAGTCGCAGAAAGTTTCGGTAAGAAAGTAGGCGATGTAGTGGAAATTCAAGATTGGCAGATTTCCAAGTGGGTTAAAAACCAATGGGGTCAAGAGGTGGCTGACAAACCAGCTAAGAAAGAAGAAAAAGTTGAAATTGAAACTAAAGAACTGAAAGCAGAAAAAGAAACTAAAGATGCGACAGATTAAAGTAAACAGCGTTACGGGTTCTGAAATAGTAACTGTAAGCGATGTAAAAGATTATGCGCGTATTGATACAGACGTAGATGATACACTAATTGGCAATATGATTACCCAAGCACGTATTTGGTGCGAGAATTATATTAGTCGTGATATTGTTGCAAAGAACCGTACATATTACTTAGATACTACGCAAGGTATTTTTGACCTTCCATTTGCGCCAGTTGCTTCAATTAGCAGCGTAACGGTCAAGGGCGAAGCTGAAACTTATGAAGCAATAGGATTGGATAACGAAACTATTGAATTGGATAACGGTTATGCCGAGCGCGTTAAAGTTACCTACGTTACCACAGGTTTAGACGATGGTCTTTTACAACAAGCCATTTTACAGCTTACTACAACATATTACGACAACCGTGGCGAGTTTATTCTTGGAAACATTAGCGATATACCTACCAACGTAAAAAACATTCTTGCAAGCTATAAATCAATGTTCGTATAATGCACGCTGGAGAATTAAATAAACGCGTTACTATTTACCGCATCACAGGAACAGATGATGGGTACGGTGGTACGACTAAATCTAAAACCACGTTAAAGACTATATGGGCAAAGCTGGTTTATAAAGGCGGTGATGTAGATACGCAAGCTGGGCAACGTATGCAAACCACAAGCGTTGAATTAATTGTAAGGGAACTTGCTGTTACCGATGTATTGTTTACCGATACTCTAAGCATTGGCGATGACAGTACCGAATATAACATTAACAGCATTTTAGAAACTGAACTTGACAAGCACGTAACCATTAAAGCAACAAAAGCAGAATAATGGCACGAGTAAGAGGATTTGGACTTGCGGATATGAAAATCAACCAAAACGATATGCGTAGGTTGGAAAGCAAGCTAAAGCAGCTAAATAAGTACTCGCAGACAGGCGTAGATGAAGCCATAAAGGGGACAGCAGCTAAATCCGCAGAAATAGCAGCCAGCACCGTTGTAGTGGATATGGGCGCGTTAAAACAAAGTATTAGTTACAGCCAAAGAGGCAAAGCTGAATACGATGTATTTGCGAGTGCTAAGTATGCGCCTTATGTAGAGTTTGGTACAGGTGAATTAGTAGATGTAAGTGATGCGGTAGAATTAGGCATACCAGCAGCTGCGATACGTTCAGAATTTCAAGGTAGAGGGTTTACAGGTCAAAAGCCAGTATTCTTGAAAAAACGTGGTTCAAGTGCTGGTGAATGGCGCATGATACAGTTTCCAATTAGTTTAGCACCAAGACCTTTCTTTTTTAGTTCTGTACGCATAGCCTATAAAATGCTTTTGCAAAAATTAGAACGCGACTTAAAAAAATTGACTTAGATGAACGATGCAATGCCATACATACGTAAAGCAATTTTAACCCGTCTTTCGGGTGCGATTACGTATAACAGCACAACAATAAATGCTTATAATACTGTGCCACGTGGTGCAGCCTTTCCATACATTCGTGTTTATTCTGTTAGCAGTACAGAAATAGACCAAAACGCTACCAGCTTCAATGCAGAGGTTATAACACGCGTTGAGGTTGTGGATAGGTTTGATAGCGATACAGGAGGCGAATTAAGCGTAAATTCAATTATTTCAGATTGCCTAAATTTGTTGCGAACAAGAACCGCTGGTTATTTTGATTTAAGTGCCGATGGGTTCAAAGTATATACAGTTGAAAACAGGGGAATAACGTATTTAACTGATAACCTAAAAGACCATACTTACAAAAGAGCGATTATGGAACTTTCTGTAAGGGTTACCGAGTAATAAAATGGATATACAAGATTTGAAAATATACGCCCTTAATTTATTCAGCCTCGCTGTTTCATTTACCAATATAGAACTCGTTTTAAGAATACTATTGGTTTTAATATCCATTGCTTATACAATAGCTAAGTGGTATAAAATGACCAAAGATGACAACGCCAAAAATTAATGATGAAAGCGCGTTATCAATCAATATTAAATGGTTGGTGCAAATCATTATTCTTGTTGGGACTGCTGTTTACCTCTATCTCGGTCTTGAGAACAGAGTTAAAGAAACAGAATCAGAAATAAAAAGCATAAGATATAACCAAAACACATATATATTTCCTGATATAAGAGTTCTTGAAACCGAAGTGATAGAATATAAACTTGAAAGAGAAAGAGTACGCAAAGAATTACAGCGATTAAGAGAAATAGTAAATGAAAAAAACTAATAAAACAAATTTCTCAACTTTTATACGAAAGCCAAAAAAGAAACGCGCTGGAATAGTGGCTAAAACTAAAAGCAGTAAATTAAAAAGTTCTAAGAATTATAAAAAGCGATATAAAGGTCAAGGGCGATGATAAACTACTTTAACTATTACGAGTTTGACAGTCCATTGCAAGAAGGCAGCGGTCAGCTTATGGACAAAAGTTTTTTGTTTATGCTTAACAACGCAAGACACATAGCAAACATTCCTTTTGTTATTACAAGTGGATTTCGTATTGAAGCTGATATTTATCGCCTTAAAAAAGAAGGGTATAAAGTAAGTCCTAACAGTTCACACTTAAAAGGCTACGCTGCCGATATAGCTATTAAATCTTCAGGCGATAGATATATTATTATTGATGCGCTTTTAAAAGCTGGATTCAATCGCATAGGCATAGCCAACACTTTTATTCACGTAGATAACGACCCTGACAAACCAGCCAACGTAATTTGGACTTACTAATATGGAAAACAAAAAGAAACCATTTAGCGAAACAACAATAGGTAAGCTGTTTAATAAAGTAGGTGATGTATTGCCCGATAACGGCGTTTTAGGCGTTTTAAAGGAACTTATTGATAAAGACGAAGAACTAACACAAGAAGAAAAAGAACGTGCGTTAAAACGCATTGAAATAGCTATGCAAGACCGAGATAGTGCGCGTAAACGTGAAGTAGGTGTTGCGCAAGCTGGAAAGCGTGATTATTTAATGCTTTTAACAGGTCTTGTTGGGCTTGGTTCTTTTGCCTTTGTTGTTTATGCTACCGTGTATGTACCTACTGTTTTAGACAATGACCTTTTTGTGCATTTGATGGGTATGATTGAAGGCGTAGTTGTTTCTAATTTGTTCGCCTACTATTTTGGCACGAGCCAAGATAAAAAATAGTCGTTAGCCGCCTTTTATTAAATTTGTAGTAAAATCATTTTTAATGGGCGTAGATTTATTCGGCAAACAGGTTCAAGATACTTACGATGCAATAATAAAAGTTGGCGATAACAATACGCTAACTTCAACTGCTAAAAGACTTTCCGATGGGCGCGGTACTGATGCGCCAATATGGTTATCAACCACTAAGATGGGTATTGGTGTTACGCCTGACCTAAATTATACGGTAACCATTAACGGTAGCTTAAAGGCTACTGATATTGATACTACTACTTTACAATTCTTAGGCGGTACAGGAACGCAAGGCACACTTTCGTGGAATACAGACGAAGAAACCGTTGATATAATACAAAATGGTGCTACACTTCAAGTTGGTCAAGAAATACACGTACACGTTAAAAACCAAACAGGTGTTGGTATTCCTGATGGAACGCCTGTTTATGTAACAGGTACGCTTGGTTCAAGTGGTCGTTTGACTGTTGCGCCAATGATTGCCGATGGTACTATTGAGGCTAAATATTTTTTAGGTATTACAACTGAAGATATACCTAATGGCGAAGATGGTAAAGTAACCACCTTTGGTAAAATACGAGGCTTAGATACAAGTGCTTACACCGAAGGGCAAACGCTTTATGTTTCTTCTACAACTGCTGGCGCATTTCAGACTACTGCACCTATTTCGCCTAACCTTGACTTAGAAGTTGCTATTGTTATTAATGTAAGCGCAACGGTTGGTACAATTTTCGTTCGTGCCAATAACGGGCTTTATTTGCCAATGCTGCACGATGTTTATATTGATACTCCAACAGATGGTCAAGCATTAGTTTATAACGCTACTGAAGAACGCTGGGAAAATGCAGATGCTGGAGGTACTACTTCAGAAAACTTAATAATTGAAAACAATAGCCCATCTATTAGCCTGATTGACACTTCACCTTCGCCTGATGGTGGTAGGGTTGATTTAAAAAACGTCAATACAGACTTCTTAATACAGGTAGACCCTGACAACGTAGCTGATTCATCTACTATTCAATTTGAGTTAGATGGTGTAGAGCGTATGCGCCTTAATGCTACTGGATTTGGTATAGGAACAGTAAGCCCACAAGAAACATTCCACATTAATTCAGGAGTGGATAATAACGTAGCCTTATTTGAATCAACAGATTCTACTGCCTCCATTTACTTAAAGGATAGTACAGGAGAAACTCGTTTTAGACAGTCAGCAGAAGCGTTTATAATAGAAAACGATGTTGCTAATACGCTAGCTAATTCTTATATATCTTTTAGGATAGATGATACTGAACGCTTACGCATAGATACAGATGGTAATTTATTATTACAAACTGCTGAAAAACATATAAGATTAGAATCAAGTGGAACGCCCAATGGATATATTAGAATGGGCGATATATATACTACCAATGGTCTTGAGTTATTTGGCGATAATGCAGTAACGATTGCGTCTGACCTTTATGGTATTACGGTTAGCGATATAAATAATGCCATTACGTTTAATGCTAATGGTGTAGAGGTTGCTCGTTTTGATTCTTCTGGGCGTTTAGGATTAGGCACTACAAGCCCTGATACTAATACAAATATTCATTTACTAAATAGTGGAAATATTGCATTCAGATTAGAATCTTCAACAGCCGACGCTATAACATTACAATTTGGTTCAACAACTGAAACAGCTTACGGAAGATTGAGATACGATAGTAGTTCTCATGATATGCGCTTTTACACAAACAACACCGAACAAATGCGCATTGACCAAGATGGAAACTTAGGTATTGGAACTACGCCTAACGCTTCATCTAAATTGCACGTCAAAGATGACGATGGCGCAGAAATAAGACTTGAGGATAATACAAGTACAACCTTTAGTGTTTTAAGATTCGTTGGCGATGCAAGCACATACGAAAAGGGCTTAATAGCATACAATTCTGCAAACGCATTTGATGCAAACGCCTTACACTTATTTAATTCTGCTGGAGATATTGTATTTAGAACAGATGATTCAGGTGGTACAGGCGCAGATAGAATACGCATTGATGGAAGCGATGGAAGCGTAACGATTAATCAAACGCTTTATTTAGAAGCTAACGATTCACTTGCCTTTGAAGGTGGAAGCCATTGGATAACCTACAACGATGGTGGTGGTAATTTTAACATTCGTGTAGGTCATAAAGATAATTCAAGTGGTACTGAAGAAACGACAGAGGCTGGCTATGTGTTGCATGATGAATGGTCGCAGTCAGGGGGTTGGAGGCAGTTCTTAGTATCTGATGTTTCAACAGCAGTAGGGGATTTACAAGGCACAGATTGGAATTGGAATTTACAGCTTCAATACGATTACCAAACAGTAATATTATATTGGGAGGGCGACGCACGTTTAGCGACCACAAGTACTGGTGTTGAAGTGTTTGGAAACCTAAACTTTAGTGGTAATTTATCTCTTGACGATGGCGCAAGCATTACAAGTGATTCAGGCGCACAGTTAATCACAACCAATTCAGGTGAAACTTGGACTGTCAGAAATGGTGGTGGTTCAGACCCTATTTTAACGCTACAAGACAGCTTAACCAATGTGCTTACTACGTTTGATGTAAATGGATATTTAGGAATTGGTGCTGTACCATTAAGACCTTTAGATGTTATTGGTTCTGTTGGTAGTGCTGTTGCAACTTTTGCTACCGAAATATCAGGAGGAACAAATAGAGGAATAAGAATAGTTCCTGAAACATTTGGCGCAACTATTAGTGCAGTTGGATTGAGTACTGAATTAGCATTTGGAACTTCAGATGCTGTAAGTACAGCGGAACGTATGAGGATTGATTCTAATGGGAACGTAGGCATAGGCACGAGCAGCCCTTCTGCTAAACTTGAAATAGATGGAACAGGCACTCTTTTTAAAGTAAGTGGTGCTGCTTCAAGAGAATTTTTTATTGATACAACCAACCCTGACCACCTAAAAAAGAATCAAAACTTAGTATTACACGCTGACCCTTCAAATAGTCATGCAGACACTAAAATGACTTTTGATATAGATGGCGATACAAAAATGATGATTGATTCTGATGGGCGCGTAGGTATTGGAACAGAATCATATTCTTCAAACCTTCACATTGAAGGTGATGGAAATACTGTTGTTAGAATAATAAGCTCTACTGACGAATTTAGTCAAGTTCAATTTGGTGATTCTGCTGATGTGAACGTAGGTCGTATAACCTATGACCACAGCGTAAATGATATGTACTTTTATGTTGCTGATTCAGAGGTATTAAGAATTGATTCTGATGGTAACGTAGGTATAGGTACGAGTAGTCCCTATACTGCTTTGGACGTTTCAGGTGGAACAATAAATCAAGTAGCAATATTTAGGTCTTCAGATACAACTGCAACCATTGGCTTTGCTGATAATACAACGCCTCTAACGGCTAATCTTTCATACGTTACAGTAGGTGCTGTAGGTAACAATATGGTGTTTAACACCAACTTATCAGAGCGTATGCGCATAGACTCTTCAGGGAACGTAGGGATAGGAGTTTCTCCTGACTCAGACGCTGAACTTCATATTTACAGAAACGGAAGTGCGGCAAGAATAAGAGTTGAAAGAGAATTTAATCCACAATTAGATTTAGAATCTCTTAATGGATATGCTCAAATAGGAACTTTGAATAATTTTCCTTTAGCATTCCAAACTAACGGCTCAGAAAGACTTCGCATCACCTCTTCAGGTGACGTAGGTATTGGAACGACGTCGCCTGACGCAGGAGGAACAGTTACTTTAGTGGATAGAGTTTTAAGGAGTAAAAACGTAGATGGAGATTCTGGGTTTGACTTTTACGAAAGTGGTACTGGTGGTTTAATAAGACAACGTAATAATAGACCCATTTATCTTTATACTAACAACGCCATAAGAACTACTATTGACGAAGATGGTCGTATGGGTATCAACGAAACCAGCCCATCTGCATATCTTCATATAACAAGTAGTGATACAAGTGATTTAACGCACTTCTTATTAGAAAATAATAACTCAGGGGCTGCAAGTGGCCCAAACCTTGCCTTATATAGAAACTCTGCAAGCCCAGCAAATAACGATGCTCTTGGTAATATCTTGTTTTATGGTAAGGATAGCGCAGGCACGCAGATACCATACGCAGAGATATTTAGCGAGATAGCTGATACAACAGCAGGCGCACATGATGGTAGGCTTGTATTCTACAATTATATAGATGGCGTTGGGGATTATTCAATGGTTCTTGAAGGAAGAAAATTGGGTATTGGTGAAACTAACCCTGATGCTAATATTCATATAAAAAACACAGGACTTACTTCACAGAAGTTTGAGAACTTTGGAACAGCATATTGGAATTTAGGAATTCCTTCAGGCGAAACGTATTTTGCTTTTGACAACATTAATGACAACCTTTCTGCGCCTAAGATGACCATCAGTTCTGCTGGTGATTTAACTGTTGCAGGAAATTTAAATGCAAGTGGAAAACTTCAACTTGGTTCAACAGCTAATTCAGCATATTTAACAGGAGATGCTAAAATATCTGCTGATGGATATGCAATGGCTAACGCTTTACTTAATGTAAGAACGACAGGAACAACAGCTACTGGAATGGTCTTTGGTATTGGCGCAACTTATCAAGACGATTACATTCAACTTGTAACAGATGGTGTAGCTGCTGTACAAATAAGCCCAACTCAAGTAGTAGAAATAAATGGTCGCTTAAACGCTAATAGTACTGTTTTCTTTTATGATGCTGTAACCTTTAATACAGATATTACATTTGATGTTTCATCATACGAATTCATTTTAAATAGAGGTGCATCTACTGCGGTTGGTCTTGAATGGCAAGCGTCAGGCGCAGTACAATGGCAGCAATACCATTACGCAAATGGAGATTTAAGTTTTTATAATGTAAATGGTAATGACTTCTTACTTGAGAATACGAATGTTGGTATTGGTAAATCGCCAAGTTATACTCTAGATGTCAATGGAACAATACAGGCTTATGATACTGTAAGAATTGATAGCAGTTCGGTTGGTAGCCCATATTTAGCATTTTATCAAGCTGGCGCACAATCTGCTTATTTGCAATACGCTGATATTGGTGATGAATTAAAGTTGCAGTCTAATGGGCTATTCACCTTAATAACAAATGGAACGAATAGTACTATTACTGTTGATGCTTCAAACAATGTAGGTATTAACAACACTTCGCCAAGCCAAGAGTTAGACGTAACTGGAGATGGAAGATTTACTGGAGATTTATTCTTAGGTCAATTTTTGTATCACAATGGCGACACCAACACCTATATGCGATTTGATGCTGATAGGATTCGCTTATTTGCTGGTGGTGTTGAGATGCTTGATTTGGTTGAGGGTGGTACAGATTATGTTGATATTGCTGATACTGTTAGAGTAGATAAGACAAACAACTATCTTGAATGTACAGGCGATATAATTGGTTACACTTCTACTACTATTTCAGATGCAAATAAGAAAGAGAATGTTAAGACGATTGATTCGCCCATTGATAAGATAAAGCAGATTAATGGTTATACATTTGATTGGAAGCACAATGGCAAGGCTTCTGCTGGTGTTATAGCACAAGAGGTTGAGAAGATACTCCCTGAAGCAGTACAAAAACGAGAAGTCTCTATTACAAGTGAAGAACCTTATTTAACTGTTGAGTACAATGGTATTATAGCATTGCTTATTGAAACAGTAAAAGAGCAACAAGAAATGATTGAAGATTTAAAGGCCGAGATTAACAACCTAAAAGGCTTATTCTAATGGCAATAGAAAGACCTTTATCGCTAAAGTTTATTAAGGATTATTTTACTAATACCTATACAACGACTAACAGCGATATATCTTTTAGGGCTATAAACTTAGCAAGGGGTAGAACAACGCCTGATTCGTTTGTAGATTTTGAGAACAACCAAGTTACAAGGTTTAATTACATTTCAGGCGCAGATGGTGGTGCTTATAGTGGAACAGGTGATTTGAGTAGCACATTTGCTAACTATATGACGTTTCAGGATTCAGTTGCAGCAGGTTCTGAAGCAAGCAGCATTTGGAAGCTTATTAATACTTATCAATATGGCTATTCGCCACTTTCTACTGATTACCAAGTAAGGATTTATGTAGAACACGATTATACTGTTTCAGGTAATTTTTCAGGGAATATATTTTTAGAACAATCCACAAGTTCAAGTGGCCCTTGGACGATTAAGGCAGTAACATTTTCAACAAGTGGAGCAACTGTTAGTTTTGCCTTTACACCTTCCACTTCAGATAATGATTATTTTCGCATAAGATTAGATAATGATTATTTCTTTTCAAGTACTGCCATAATGCAAATGGGCATAGGTATTGAAGTATTAGACGTATAACTTAAATTTTAATTATAAACATGAACACTTACACTTTTAGAATTAACGCAGTAGATGCTAAGGTTAGCTTAGATGGTCTTAGCAACGTGATTACACGAGTACACTACACGCAAATGGCAACCAACGCAGATGGCGTTATGGTTAGCAGAAACGATGCTGTTGTTTTACCAGCACCACAACCTGAAGTATTCGTACCAGCAGACCAATTAGTACAGGCTGATGTTATTGAATGGATTAAGCCATTAATTGACTTAGAGGCTACACAGGCAAGTTTAGATGCAAGAATGGCTGAAAAGGTTACGCCAACACAGGTGCGTTTGACTATTCCTGAAACACTTGAGCCTGTTTTTGAAGAAACAGATACTGAAGAACCAGTTGAAGAACCGACAGCTTAATTAACTATATTTGTTAAAATTATTTTATTATGGCAAACAAGATTTCAAAGGAACACTTAGAAAAGCTACAAGAGCAAGTTCAAAAGTTAAATGCTATTAAGCACGACCTTGGCGTTTTAGAAATGCAGAAGCACGGTTTATTACACGCTGCTGCGCAGATTCAAGACGAACAACAAAAGCTAAAAATTGAACTTGAGGACTTGCACGGTAAAATTTCTATTAACCTTGAAGATGGGTCATTTGAATCTATCGTAGAAGACGCTGAAGTAGTTGAAGGGTAATGGCACTTTTACAGTCATCTGACATACTCATTGAAGTTGATGGGACTGTAATTGGTCATAGCAAAGACAGTACGTTTAGCTTAGAAGTTGATTTAGCCAATACTTCTACAAAGGCTTCAGGCGGTTGGCTTGAATTTATGCAAGGACTGCGTAGTGGTCGCGTTGCAGTTTCAGGGCTAACCAATTATTCCGATACTTTAAACTTTGAGCAGCTTGCTGGGTATATAATTACTCGGCAAGTTGTTACTGTTTATTTCAAAGACTTTGGGGGTGGCGATTTAGTACTTGGCGGTACTGCGTTTGTAGATAACGTTTCAGAAACTGCGGAATACGAAAGCATAACAACTTTTAATGTAGATTTTACGCTACACAACACAAGACCGTTTACGCGCCCACAATTTCACCTTATTTATCCAGACCAACGCGTGTGGAATAATATCTTTGAACAATGGAATTTACTGGCTACGTTGTGGCAAAACACATAATTTTTTCTTTTGTATATTTGAATAAAATTTAAACACAAATAAAATCTATATAGATGGCTACAACAGGAGTATTTAATGGAACTAACCTTGTTCTCGCAGTAGGTTCTTCAGGAAGCGAAGTTACTATTGGGCATACTACAAGCTGCTCAATGAGTTTTTCACACGATTTGCCTGAAGCAACTACTAAAGATAGCAGCGGTTGGGCTGAATTTATTAGCGGTGTTCGTGGTGCTACTATTTCTTTTGATGGATTAGTTGATTATAACGATACCACTAACGCTGAAGAACTTGCAGACTACATTATCAACCGTACAGCGATTTCTTTCGTATTCGGAACTAGTGTGTCAGGTGATTCAGTTTACACAGGAACAGGATACATTGATAGTATTGAGGTTTCTGCTGATATGGAAGCACCAGTTTCTTACAGCGGTTCAATTACCGTTACAGGTGCTATTACCAAAGCGACTAACGCTTAATAAAGCATAAATCATAAATTTATACAGATAGGGGTTTAGTTACCCCTATTTGTGTTAATTTTAGGCAAACAAAGAATACAATGGCAAACAGAAAACGAGGGTATTACACCACAAAGCTGGGCGGTAAGAACCGCACCATGCACTTTTCAATGAACTTTTGGGCAAACTTTACTGACCTTATGGGCGTTAGCCTTGAGGGGGTTGGTAAGATATTTGAAGGCGGTTTAAGCCTTAAAGCAATACGCGCCCTAATTTATTCTGCATTATTAGCGCAAGACCAAGAGCAAGGCGTTGAACCTGACTACAACGAGTTTACAGTTGGTTCTTGGTTAGAGGATTTAGAAGCGGAACTGCTAAACGATATTATCAATGCTATGCTTGAAAGTCGCATATTAGGTAACGAACTTAATATGGGTATTGAGCGTAACGTAAAGCGCACTACTAAAAACGAGGGAAAGTAAACAGCCGACTTGACTGGGAAACCCTTTTAGACTTCTATATTGGACAGGTCGGCATAGACCCTGAAAAGTTTTGGGGCAACACGTGGAAAGAAAACCAACTATTAGGCGAGGCGCACATGATTAAGCTGAACGTAAGTTGGGAACAAACACGTTTTATAGCCTCTATGCTTATCAATGTAAACGTAGATAAAAAGGCTAAAATGGTTCGCCCTGAGCAATTATTTCCATTACCACAAGACGTATATACCGAGCGCGGTAAACCTAAATCAACGCCTGAACAATACGAGAAATTCAAAGCAAGAGCGGACGCTGCCTTACAAGAAAGGGCAAAGTCTTAATTTTTGTATTTTTGAATTAAATTATCATTTATGGCGGATAGCTTATTACGGGTAGTACTCAAAGGTGATGCTACCCAGTTAAATTCTTCATTAAAAACCGCTTCTGCTCGACTAACAGCGTTTGGCTCAAAAATGCAAGGTGTTGCTAGTCAGATGCGCTCTATATCTATACCGTTGGCTATTGCTGGGGGTGCTGCTGTTAAAATGGCTGCAACCTTTGACAAGTCAATGACCCAAATAAAATCTTTAGTTGGTGTTGCTGGCGATGAAGTTGATGCAATGGGCGAACGCGTTAAAACTATGTCCACGGATATAAGCGTTAGTTCAAACGAAGCTGCTGAAGCATTATTCTTTATTACTTCTGCTGGATTACGTGGCGAAGAAGCAATGCAAGTGTTAGAGGCTTCAATGAAAGCTGCTTCCGTAGGTTTAGGTGATACTAAAACCGTAGCTGACCTTGCAACTTCTGCAATGAACGCTTATGGTTCTGAAGTGCTTTCTGCTGCCGATGCAACTGACGTAATGGTTAGTGCGGTTCGTGAAGGTAAATTAGAAGCAAGCGAATTAGCTGGCTCAATGGGGCGAGTATTGCCAATAGCAAGTGCTATGAGCATACGTTTTGACGAAGTAGGTGCTGCCTTTGCTGCACTTTCAAGAACGGGTACAAATGCTGCTGAAGCTGCTACACAAATACGAGCAATTTTAACTTCACTTTTAAAACCAACTGCTGATGCTAAAAAAGCCTTAGCAGAAATGAATTTAAGTTCAGAAGGGTTACGTCAACAAATAAGAGAAAAAGGGTTATTATCTGCACTCGAAACGCTGAAAACAAGTTTTGAGGGCAATGATGATGCGACACAACGCGTATTTGGAAATGTTCGTGCGCTTTTACCAATATATGACTTACTTGGTGCAAACGTTCAAACTACTCGTGATATATTTGATAGCATGACTAAAAGTGCTGGTGCTACTGAAAAAGCATTTGGCACTTTACAAGAAAGCGCAGAATTTAAGTTGCGTAAATCACTTAAAGGCGTTCAAAATTCACTTACTGATGTTGGCGGTGTAATTTTAGAAAGTTTACTACCACATATTCAAGACCTTTCTGAAAGTATAAAAGGTTTATTTGAGGACTTTAAAACATTAGATGAAGATACTCAAAAGGCATATATACGACTTGGTGAAATTATTGTAGTTGCGCCATTAATAGTTAGTGCAATAGGGACAATAACAAGAGCAATAGGTGGTCTATCTAGTGCTATTGTATTTTTAACTAGTTCGGCAGCTTTAGGCAAACTAAAAACTCTACTTCCTGTTTTGGGTCAAGTAGCTGCTTTAGGTTATTTAGGAGTAAAAGCAGCAGATGAATTAACAGGCGAAGTTGCGCCTGATGTTAGCTTATGGGAACGTCTTAAAATTGGTGTTTCCGGATTAATTGACCCTATGGCTGCGGTCAATAATTTGATTGGCGCACAAGTTGCAGCTTCTAAAGAATCTAAAAAAGCTACTGAAGATAAAATTGCTGCTGATGAACAAGCTGTAAAAGTAGCTGGCGTTCTTTTAGATTTACAAGATAAATTAAATAAACCTACTGCCACTGCAAGTGGCGGTGCTGCTGCAAAAGCAACGGGAGTTAGTATTCCAACATTAGAAGATGATTTAACTTCAATAGAAACACAAGCAAACGAAACAGCAAAGGCATTAGATATTATGCTTGCTGGTGATTCTGATTTAACTTATGCTTTAGCAACTGATTCAGCTTCAATAGAATATTTTGGAAATATAGTTGCCGATACAGCAGCAAAAGTACGCGACCCATTACAGCAAATAGGAGAAACAGTAAACGAAACAACTAAGTCGGTCAGCAACCTAACGCTTATGATAGCACGCGATTTAGCTGGTGCTTTTGAAGCTGTACTTAATGGCGAAAACTTCTTTAGGTCAATGATTGAAACACTTAAAGAATTAGTTAAGCGTTTGTTGGCTGCTGCTGCTGCTGCTGCACTTTTAGCCTTGTTTACAGGTGGTAATTTTGGTGCTATATTTAGCGGTCTTTCAGGTTTAAATCTAAACGCAAACGGTATGTCAGGTGGCGGTTCAGTAGGTACGCCTACATTGGGAACTACTGGAAATATACCAGCTAAGATTACGCCAAATGGAGGTGTAAACTTAACAGGTCAGTTTAGAATTGATGGACAGGATTTAGTAGTGGCTGTGGAGCGAGCAAACAAGCAAAGAGGAAACTTTATTACAGGATAACAAATGGCATACGGTCTTATATACAACTTAAACTTCGCGAGCAATTTAGAAGGCAATAGAAAGCACCGTTTATCTATTTATAAAGAAGGGCATACTGCTACCATTACAACTTCAGATAATAATATTATTGGTACTGAAGAACCCGTGCGATTGATATGGGATAGCACCGATGATATTTACGGCAATATAATGGGTTCAAGGTTAGAAATCAACCTTTTGAGCGATGAGGTAAAGAATATAAATATCAATGATATTTTAGAAGCGACAACTGCCGATGAGTTTCAGGTTAGGTTTTATATTGAAAACGGTTCAGGAACGCTTGTTGAGTATTGGCGAGGGTATATAAACAATGCTACATTTCAGCAGCGTATTTCTTCTGTACCTGTACGCTATACGCTTATTGCTACCGACCTTTTAACGATGCTTGGTAGTTTGAGTATTGCGGATAACGCTGAGGTTATAAAACCGCGTTC